AACGTCTTGGTGTCCCTGCTTCTGTTGCTATCACCTGTGTCAAGCCTTCGGGAACGGTATCACAACTTGTTGACAGCGCGAGTGGTATTCACGCTCGGCACAGCCCTTATTATATTCGTACTGTACGAGGCGATAACAAAGACCCTCTGACACAGTTTATGAAGGATCAGGGTATCCCAAGTGAACCTGATGTGATGAAGCCTGATGCTACTACAGTGTTCAGCTTCCCACAGAAGTCACCAGAAGGCGCTGTTACTCGTAATGATATGACAGCCCTTGAACAACTTGGTTTGTGGCTTACATATCAACGACACTGGTGTGAGCATAAGCCATCTGTGACCATTACTGTTCGTGACCACGAATGGATGGAAGTTGGTGCTTGGGTCTACAAACACTTTGATGAAGTGTCTGGTGTATCATTCTTGCCACACTCTGACCATACCTACCAACAAGCACCCTACCAAGAGTGTTCTGAGCGTGAATACAAGGATGCCCTTGCATTGATGCCACAGAAGATTGATTGGTCTAAGCTAAGTGACTACGAGACTGAGGATACTTCTAAAGGCACAAGCACTTTTGCTTGCGTCGGAGGTTCATGCGAAGTTGTTGATCTAACATGAGGTGGACTGAAATGTTCTACGTTCTGACCAAAGAAGATTGCTCTTGGTGCGACAAGGCAAAGTTACTATTAGAAAAGAAGGGCGTCCCTTGGGGGGCGTTCAACTACAAGAGCCACAAACTCTTTCCTTTCCTAATGAAGAAGGCTGGTATCAGCACAGTCCCTCAGATTTGGGTAGAGACACCTATCGGTAAAGAGTATATCGGTGGGTATGAAGACCTTGTAGATTGGTTCGAGCATCAGCGAACTGACATTGATTGGATTGACTAATGCAAGGTAAGCACATCGCAGTGTGGTTTTCTTGTGGTGCAGCTAGTGCAGTCGCAGCAAAACTTTCATTAGATAAGTGGGGTAGAGACAACAAAGTCTCTATCCTAAACAATCCAATCAAGGAAGAGGATGAAGATAACCAAAGATTCCTGCGTGACTGCGAGGGTTGGTTGGGTGTCAAAGTTGAAAGTGTGGTCAACAAGAAATACCCAAACCAGTCTTGTGTAGAAGTTTGGGATAAAAGACAGTTCATGTCAGGTCCGCTTGGCGCACCTTGCACCCAAGAGCTAAAGAAGAAGGCCCGTCAAGATTGGGAAGTGAACAATAAGCCAGACTATACTGTCCTAGGGTTTACTTCCGAAGAGACGAAGAGGGCGGATAGATTTAGATTGACTGAGAGAGACACTTTGCTAACACCTCTCATTGAATCTAACCTGACTAAAGAAGACTGCTTTAGAATCATACAGCAAGCTGGGATAGAATTACCAAGGATTTACAAACTTGGCTATCCTAATGCAAACTGTATTGGTTGTGTTAAGGCTGGTTCAGCAACCTACTGGAATTTGGTTCGAGAGAAACACCCAGAGGTCTTTGAACAAAGGTCAGATCAATCAAGAGAGATTGGTTCAAAACTCGTCTACTACAAAGGTAAGCGTATCTATCTTGACGAACTCCCACCAGAAGCAAAAGGAAGGTCTTTAAAGGGATACGACTTTGAGTGTGGTATCTTCTGCGAGGAAAAGAATAATGATTGAATCCCCTAAGTCTAAACGGGTATCTCGCTACAAAGGTGCTACGGTAGAAGCTGCCACGAAGACTGTCCCATTGAAGGCCATGAATGACACTCAGAGGGCTTACATCAAAGCCCTTAATGACAGTGACCAGATGATTGTCTGTGGCTTCTCTGGGACGGGTAAGACCTACATTGCGGCTACCTATGCAGCCAATATGTATGCCAATAACTTGATTGACAGGATCATCCTTACTCGTCCTAATGTGTCTGTGGGGGAAGGTCTTGGCTTCTTCAAGGGAACCCTAGATGAGAAGTTCCAGCCTTGGGTCTTACCTATCCTTGATGTTCTCACAGAACAACTTGGAAAAGGTGTGGTAGAAACTGCTGTCAAGGCTGGTAATATTGAAGCTGCACCACTATCTACTATGCGTGGTCGATCCTTTAAGAACGCCTTTATCATCTTGGATGAAGCACAGAACACCACTGTGGCTGAGATGAAGATGTTCTTGACAAGGGTGGGTCAAAACTGTAAGGTCGTTGTTAATGGGGATATCAAGCAGTCAGACATCAACGTGCAGTCTGGTCTGTCTAAGATCATCCATTTAGCTAAGAAGAACAACATGAATGTCCCAGTGATTGAGTTTGGGATTGAAGACATTGTTCGATCTGATATCTGTAAACAATGGATCATTGCCTTTGAGGCGGAAGGAAACAAGAATGTCTAAATACCAAATTGGTGACATCCTAGAGGTTGTTGGTAATGAATCTCATCATGGGTTTATTCATGGGCAAATCGTGGAGATTACTGATGTTATTCCTATGGGTAATGGTAGATATGTTTATGCAGCAAAGGATGAAGATGATTGGTTGGTCGTAGAAGAAGACCTTTCTGATCTTACCTTTGATCCACCCAGCCAACAACCTGATATGGTCAACAGTCCTGCCCATTATGGTAATGGTAAGGTTGAGTGCATCGAATACATCGAAGACTTCCTGACCACAGAAGAATATATCGGCTATCTTCGTGGCAATATCGCTAAGTATCTTCATCGCTGGCGTTGGAAAGGGAAACCTATGGAAGACTTGAAGAAGGCAGAGTGGTATCTGAAACGTCTATCAGAAGTTGTGGAGGATGAAGGGTGTTCAAAGCTATAACTAACCGTATCCAAGCACTGACCATCTACAACGATGATCTTGCTCTAAAGACCCTGAAAGAACTTAAGGTAGCTATCGAAACTGCAATCAAAGAAAAGGAAGCCACAGAATGAACCCTACTATGGACCTGTCACAGCAACTCAAAGTCACCCTTGCAACTGCATTCAGTTTCTATCTGAAAGCCCACAACTATCATTGGAATGTTACTGGACCTAACTTCAGTGAATACCATAAGTTCCTAGAAGGGGTCTACTCTGAAGTGTGGGAGAGTGTGGATGACTATGCAGAACATATCCGTGCTTTGGATGACTTCTCTCCTGCAAGCCTATCTCAATTTGCTCAGTTGACCCGTATCTTGGATGCCAATACTGTTATCCCTGCTCTGACTATGTTTAAGCAACTGGAAGATGATAATCGTATCTTGTTGGGAGAGTTGAACAAGGCCCATGACCTAGCAGTGGAAGCTGCTGCTTATGGTGTAGTTAACTTCCTTGAAGGGCAGATTGACTACCACGACAAACTACACTGGATGCTTCGTGCATTCACACCAGCAGTGATGTAAAATAAATAAGCCCCCCAGACAGGTTTGATCCTGTTTGGAGGGCTTTCTTCATTCTTTATTCTTTTTGTAGATGTCTAGGATGTCACGTTTAATTTCCTTAACATCGTCCTTTAACTCTTTCCACATTGACCTGTCTTCTTCACGACGAGTATCACGGGTAGAAATTTCTTCTTGCAATAAGGCAATCTGTTTTTGGTTAGTCAATACTGTACGTACAAGCCACGTACAAGCAGCAGTTACAGTGCTTACCACAGCAACGATGATAGTGTTGGTGATCTGTTCAAAGGTCATTTCCCACACCCCGCATCATAGCCAGTGATCAGTTTGTCTCCTGTGATAATAGACTGTGGTCCACCGTCAATAATCAGTGCATCTGCATGAGCATTGATTAAGGGATCAAGACCAGCACACAATGCACTATCACTTGTGTTGACGCTGGCGCAACCTTGCAAGAGCAGCATTAGCGGAAATAGTAGGGTGATCTTTGATAGCGGCATCTATCTTGGTCCTTGTGGCTACGTAGGTTGCTTGTTGTTGTATGATGACTGCTTGTTTCTCAGTCTGCTTGCCATACTGATAGATACCAAAGCATCCGATAGCAATAGTTAGGGCAAAGATAAAAGGAAGGGCTAACTTTTTAGTTAGTGGTGGAATCATTTGTTGGCTCCTTCTTAAAAAGTTCAGTTTGTGTGGCAATAGATTGTAGGCCAAAGGCCCCTAGCATGAAGCCCGTGTAAGGCCATACCAGAACATTAACCATTTCAGGGTTGCCGTAGACAGTGAGCCATACAAGATGGAGCCACATAACAACTGCAAACTCTCTCTTGTATGACTTCTGTTTCATTTCATCACATGGGCAATTTTACGAATATCTTCTACTCTTGCTTCCCACCCTTTACCAAAACGTGACCAAGTTGGAAGGGACTTCAGGAAAGCTAGACGTTGATCAAGAACCTTGTCGATCAGAGAGGCTATAGGAGCGTCCTGTAGGGCCACAAGAGTGACAGGGCCTATCACCCCATCAGCCTTGATACCAAGGGCTTTCTGGAGCCATTTGGCTGACTGTGCGGGGCCAGAGTTAACTGCACCATCAAATACCACAAGATCAAGGCCAGAGGGTAGTTCATCTGCCTTGACTTGGTTCCAGTAATACTTCTTGTAGATAGCTGAAGCAGTCTCTACGTCTAGGTTCTTGATGTCAATATCTGGGAAGGCTCGTTTAGAGATACCCATGTTAGTTTCACCACCAGCATCGTGGGGATCATTAACGTAACCACCCTCTTTTCGGAGGATGATTGAGAGACACTTAGGATAGTTGTTGATCATGCAATCACCTCTGAATAGGGATAACGAAGTTTAATCTCTTCGATCTTATCCAACCATTCTTGTTCTGTGGCTGCACCACGTTGCCATTTGAAGAAGATAGGGTCAGCTTCATTCTTGTAGGCCAATGCTCGTGCAACTTGCTGTTGTTCTAGTTTAGGGATAGCTGCTTTCTCTATTGCAGCAATCTCTTCTGCTGTATAAGGACGGATTGTCTTCTCGCCTGTTGTGGCATCTGTAATAACTTCAAAATACTCCATTACTTTATCCCATATATAACAATAGAGCCGCCATCAAAAGACCCAGAACTTATTGCAAAAGATATGCTTGTTGATGTGGTTGTAATTGTACCTTGTATCCCTGCATACATCGAAGTTACAGCAACTAGGTTGCTAAGACTTGGTTTTTCAGAAATATACGAATATGCCACACCAGTGCTTAATTCAGTTTGAAAGTACCCAGTAAATCCGTTAGCAGAAGAGCCTAAAGCTGCGGATATGGCAGCACCCCCTGTCGATCCAAGCCTTAGCGATCCCCCTGTGGCCCCAGCACTCACTTCTTTAAATAGGGCAAAAATAGAGTTATATCTTGTTAAGTCTAGCCCAGAAAGTGTTTGTGTATTTCCGCTTGTTGTTGTAAGTGTCCCAAGTAATTTATAGGTAGTCTGCTTTAAATTGCTTGGAATACTGGGGTCATCAGTAAAGACAGCAAGAGGGTTATCCCTATACTTAGTAAGAAGGTCAGCAGTAATAGGGCTGTCTGGATCAATCTCACTATTGTTGATTGCAATGTAACTTGGCATATCGGGTTTCCTTTAGATAATTGCGAAGGGGGGTGTGTTATCCCCAAAGTTAAGTGGGACAGATGTTGTACCATATCCAACATAACCACCTTTGGACTTTTCTAGGGCAGTAGCAGAGGTATAGTCATTTGCAGTGTTAGCCATAACCCTTGCAATGCGAGAATTGTAGTCATATGCTTGAGCAGTGACTTCTACTTCATGTCCATATTGACTTTCCACTAACTTGATAACTTGAAGGGTAGTATCAACGGGACTTCCAGTATCATCTGTGATGACCCTACTAGAAACAGTTAGAACGTCTGCTAAACCAATTACCCTATCTTTAGCATCAAGAGTGATACGATAAGTCTTTGGTGCGGAGTTAAAGCGGTTAAGTAGTCGAGTGGAAAGAAGTCCTACGATAGAATCTGCCCCAAGATTGAGCCACCGACAAAAGATTTCTCTAATGCGGGTATCCCCATAAGCACTTTTACTTTCAGCATCACTATCAATGGTCACAGTGAGCCTGTTGTAGTTCTCTTTAGATTTAACACCCTTAGTCGGGTCTGCTTGTACAGAATAGAAGTGGACTTCTGTCAAACGATACTGATCAAGGTCTTGCTGTTCGATCTGCTTGATATTATTTCTATCAGACACAGCATAAGAAGTGTCATTGAACAAAGGTCGGTTAGCCTTAAGACCAATCTTATTGTTGACAGAATCCCACCAGATACTAACACCAAGAACTGCAAGTTCACCTACAAGGGTATTAACACCCGTAGGGGCCGTGATAACCGTATCAAGGCTAACAGACAACAGCCAATCAGTTACTTCTGTGGCCCATGCTGTTGTATCAATATAGGCGGGGTTGATACCAGCATAGTTGACAAGTAGGTCATAGATAACAGTGTCTACACGAGCCGCACTATATGCTAAGGCTTGTTGAAAACTGTCACCAGCAGTGTGGGTAGCAGCAACCGTACCTTTTTGACCACGACCAGTAAGTGTGAACACATCACCAGAACGAGTAAAAGTCACAATCTCTGAACCGATAACAGCCGTACCACTTGTGGCATACTCTGAACCACCACCAGTAGGGGTTATCGTAAAAGAGGTATCCGTTGCAGTCATGTTGACTGTAAGTGTGCCACGAGAAGGCTTAGGAGCAACTGCCTTAGTATCATCTGCAAGAGCAAGAACGTCTTTACCCTCAAAAGACACATTACCATCACTATCAGGACCAACCATGTTGGTGATGATAAAATTACGGGTACGAGTGTTTGTCAGAGTGCCATCATCAATGTAGCCATCAATAATACGAAGGTTACGACCAACATAGTATGGTGAACGATTACGCAACTTAGTGAAGAATGTCCCAAGGGATTCTGGATCATAACCCGTACCACTAGACTGTGCAGCACCACTTATACGCTGTGTTTGATACTTATCCACCAAACGGTCATTGTAAGGAAAGTCTTTAAGAGACACAGTGATTGTGGCCCTACGACCAAATGCACTTAGGCTTTCATCAGACCCTGCAATGTTCACTGTCGAAGAAATAGCAGAGATATTTTGCAAGACAGGAAAGTAGACACCAATACCTTTGGGGAAGTTAACCCTTGGGGCAGCAAAGCGGAGAGTTTTAAGGTTTGTGGTTTTAGTCAGATCAAGTGAGTTGCCGTCATAGTTTGTCTTGGACTGACAAGTAGCAAATGTGTTAAAGCACTTACGAACACCTGTCGTACCTAGAACAGCCCCACAAGGAGCAACAACTGTACCCGCCACTGTCTGTGGTCCAGTTGCAGTGCTTGCATAAGACACGGATGAAGTGGTACAAGCCGTAACCGTATAGGTTCCATTGAAGCCCGTGGGAGTGACACCAGCAACGGTGATAGTGCCACCAACAGAATAGGGTGCTGTAGCTTGTGTGGCAAACGTCAGCGTGGCTACAGTCCCTGTTCCTGTTGCAGTAAGAGTTGCATTGGAATTAGAGTTTGTGCCATAGGTACGAGTGCAATAGTCCATATCAATTTCAACGATTTGGACAGGCTCTCTACTATTGGACATAAGCCTCTACCTCCATTGTAACCCTTACCCAGTTTCCTGTTTCTGTAAAGGTTGGTTTCATTTCTGCGTTGGGTTTACGCCAACAATATCCTACATCTTTTGTGAAGATGGATGGTCCGCTCGCCCACACAAAGGCATGACCACCATTATACCAAGCCTTGAAAGGCTGTAGGTCTTCTTCAGCGAATGTCCTAGAAAAAGACACAAGGTTGATTGAAGTCTCTGCACCCTGACGGATAACACGGTTGCCCATGAACTGACCACCAAGGCTCTTAGACTGTAGGAGTTCTACGATCTGTGCTTGCCAGATAGGGGTGTAGCTAGGCATAACCCCAGCAGGAAACACAAATCTATCTCCCATCATAACAATACCGATTACGGGGTATGCTGTACCAGTACGAGAAGGGATATAGACACGCCAGTATTGAGCAGAGAAGTCAGCAAAGATAGCCAAGATAGGACTATCATCTGTAGGAACCATCACCGTACTTTTTGTGGTCCACGTAGTGCCATCAGGAGAAGACTGAATATACACAGTTGCTCCAGTTGACCCAAGAGTGTGACCAATAAGAGCAACACTGTTGATGGTTTTAGCTGAACCAAAGTTCCCTTGAACCCAAGCTGGAATAGCAGTGGGTTGCCAATAATCATAGGTAGATTCTGTGATGCAGTTAGCCACAGGACCAAGGGTATCAGAGGTAGATGCAGTTAGGGTAACAGTGCTGTAGGACAGTAAGTTATCCCACAGCACCATCGGAAGTGTAGCATCGTCAGTTGGAGTTCCGTTAATGTAAATCATCGTGCCACCTGAAAGACCATACCACGGTTGCGGTTCTCTTTGTAGAGACTATCAAAGAGTGTAGAGAGTTGCTCACCAGTGAAGACATCCGTAGGCTTAAGCCCTTGGATCATCACCACTTGTGGTGAAGCTGTTTGCATATTATTTGCAGAGGTTTCAACAGAGTTACGTCCATTACCAGAACCGCTACCCCCACTTGCCCCACCACTCATAATAGAACCAGCTTGCATTAGCCCTGTTGCAGCCACTAAGCCAACTTGGAGTTTACCCATAAGTCCAATTTTAGCAGCCATTGCAGAACCAGCAATAGGGCCAAGTTCTGCTAAAGCCCGCATTTGAGCGGCTGCGGTGTTTGCAATAATCTGGGCAATAGACAAACCTTTTTGTATTGCAAGGGCGGCTACAGCAGCACCTTTAGACTTAGTTCCAAACTGGCTTAGAAGATCACCCAAAGCACTATACATACCAGCCTGTGACTGATAGAGTAGCTGAGATTGTGCTTGCTGTGCTTCATATTGCTTTTGTCGATAGTCATTCAAAAGCCTGAGTTTAGCCTCTTCTTTACCACCAAGAATTTCAAGTTCTTTATCAGAAGCAGATTGAAGTGTTGCTTGACTTTCTTCATACCAAGCGTCAGTGATCTCTGTTTGTGTCTGGAGAGAATCAAGTAGGGCCTGAACTTTATCTACTCCACCACCCCCACCAGTTCCTGTAGCAGTCTTATCTCCAACTACAGTGCCCTCATTTGTTGGAATCATACCAGCGCCACCAGCACCACGGCCTTCTGCAAAGGCTCCACCATAAGTGAAACCACTATAGTCCATTGGCTTAAAATTCTTTGCTGCTTCAGTTGCAGCAATAATTTTTCCCGCCCACCCATCAAGACTTGTGGACACAGCACCAGCTTCACCAGCCATTGCATGAAAGACGTTTTTTAGGAATGTTGCTTTGTCAGCAGCAATTTGCTCAGAAATAATTCTTTCATCCTTAGCTTTTTTCTCTTCCCTATAGGCGTCTCTTCGCTCATTAGCCCTGCGTTTTGAAGCTGTTATTAGCTGTTGCTCATAACCAATGGCACGCAGGGCCTCTGTATTTTTATCAAGTTCTATTTTTAATAAGTCAGATTGTGCTTGTTTTTCATCAGCAAAAACTTTCGCCCTGCCACCAACACTATTAAGTTGATTAAGTTTATCTTGTATATCTGCTCTTTGGGAAAGTAAATCATTAATCTTATTTTGAACAAGAAGTTCATCTTGACTTTGAAGGCCAGTGGCCTCTAGTTGCCTAGCCAAACGAAGTTGTTGGACTTTATCAATTAGGTTACTGTACGCTTGCGCTTGCTGATCAACACTATTAGTGGCATCTTTACTTGCATCACTAGACCGCATAAATGCCAGAGCAACAGCGGCTAAAAGCGGAACAATAATCGTAAAGCCCGCAATAAGTGTGGATACAGTAACCCCTAACCCAAGGACAGAAACTTCTGTAGCTAGAAAAGCAGGGGGTAAGGCATATAAAGCACCTACCAACTGTGTTGCCTGTTGACTAAATGCCACAAGAGGGTTAGTCCCAGACTGAACTTGAACAATAAAGTCACTAACCTGATAGCCAGTCTGTTGGAAGATAGTCCCCATACGACTTGCATTATTGCCAAGTTGTTGAGTGTAGTTCTTGAAAATACCTGTTCCAGTTGCCATCTGAGAGTTAAGGGCCTCAATGGAGGCTTCTCGTTGCTTATCTGAGATAACCCCAAGCATGACTGCACGATTAAGTTCATTTAATGTATTTTCATACAACTTTGAACTTGCATAGATGCTATTATATTTTTGACCAAGCCTATCAATTTCATCTGCTAAAGCACCAAAACCAGCACCGTTTGAGGTAGCCCGACCACCAGTAATACCAACAACACCGTTAAAGTTTGCAGCAAAAGCCTTAGAAGCCCTATCAATGTTGTTCAGAACCACACCAAAAGCGCTTGCACTTTGTTCAGCAGACTTGTAAGAGTTGGTAATACCCAAGTTGGTGTTAATCAAATCTTGATTTGCCCGAATCCTATCACGAAGAAATGCAGCGTCTTTAGCAGACTGTGCAGCAGCCCTAGCAAATGCTTGCTCAAAGATAGATGCACTTTTTGTGGCAGAGTTAAAAGAGTTCCCAAGTTCCGCTAACTCTTGTTTAGCAGTTTTAATCTGAGAACTATCAATACTAAAGCCAATCTCAGCTAGGTCGGTCATTGATAATCCTCACATAAATAGAATCTAGTTTCTTAATGACACCAACTTCCCATACAGACAGTTGATTTCCAGTTAGTTGTTGCCAATAGGCAATCTCAGTATAGCTAAGTGGTAATGGTCCATTGAAGCCTTGACCACGGGCAGAGTGCAAACTAATAAAGGCAGACCAGACATATTCCATTAGTTCGGGGAACTGTGGTCCCTGCAAAGCTACTGGCGTTTGTCCAATCTGCCTTTCAACTTCTTCTAGGTGTTCCCTTTCGGAAATACCATCTTTGTCAGCAAGACTTAGTTTGAAGTCCCATTCCGCATACTCTTGAAGGTCAGAGGCTATTTCTTCAAAAAAGAGGTATAATCCTCTTGAGCCTCAATGACCTGTTCTTTTAGCCACGGAAGTTTCTGATAAAGGTCAGTTGCTTCTGCCACAGAAAACTTGAGTTGCTTCTTGTTAAAGATCAGATCCCAATCTTTTGTGGTCTTAGCAATCAGTTCGACAGATGCTGTATCAATCTCTTCAGCAGTGAAGGTGATCTTCTTGTTCTTCTGTGCTTTCTGAATGCGTTTGTTAGTCTGTTCGTGGATAGCAGCCTTGTATTCCTTGGAATGAGGTGCATATACAGTAACTGACATTTCAGTTCCATCATCCTTCATCAATACATCATCAGTAACTGGATGCTTGAGGATAACAGTGATAGTGTCAGAAGTGGGTAGTAGGGTAGAAAGGTCCATGTCGGGGATGTCCTATAAGGGTTAGAGTTACTATGACTAATCATCAATACCCTTTAGGATCAGACATCCTTATATGGGTATATCGGCGGGGGCAAACCTAATAAGTATATGGGTGTTGGTCATGCCCGTGTCAAGGGGTAAACAAAAATAAATATGTTGTATGTGTCGGATAGTGAAATTCGGGACAGGACTTCTGCCCGACACATTCATCCTGTCCCTACCCTAGTGTTCGCTATCGCAAACCAAAGGGATCATGTGTGACGGGACAGCTTCAGGTTCGTTGCTTCAGTGGTATCATACAGTGCCACGAAAGGCAGGGTGATGATACGCGAACCAGTGCCACCAACAGGAACATCAGCAGCGTTGATCTTGACACGGGGGAACAAGAAGGTCGTTCCAGCGGTCGTATCAGGGCTATCAACTTGAACTTCAAATGCCGTTTCAGTTTCATTCAAGAAACGGTTGATCAAAGCAATATCTTCAAAGTAAGCAGTGATAGTGCCTTCAACAGTAGCACGACCATACTCAAGTTGGGGCGTGGTCGAAGAACCAATCACATAAGTCGGGTTGAAAGCATTGTCCAAGGTGAAGTCAATACCAGTTACAACAGCAATAGAAGCCAGAGTGCCACCAGCATCAGAAATCTTGATAGTGCCTGAGTAAGAATCATAAGGCTTGTTGATCGTGGCAGAGGTCAGGGTTGTGGCAGCGGTTGCTGTGGCAGCAGCCATGTCTTTGCCTACCATAGAGAAGGTAGCCTGAACCATGCTATTAGGCTTAATAGAGATACCCAACTTGGATACGCTCATACCCGTGAACAGACGGAAGGCATCAGTGCTTGCAGTATCGTTAGCCGAATCTTCAATAGAGAAAGACTTAAGCGTAGTGCCAACCTTAAGGGTGTTCGTAGAGAACGTGTTCATAAATGCGCTTTCAAGGAAAGCATCATAGTTGCCAGCAGTCGAACCTGAACCACCACGAAGGTCAACCACAATATCACCACCAGCAGAACGGTTGCCGTGACGGTCAACACGAAGCATACGGTCAGGTTGAATATCAGTGCCAGAGACACGTTGCTTGGTCAGGTTCAAGCTGTGTGTGGTGTAAGGCAATTCAATGAAAGTGGGGGTAGCAGGGGTAGTGCCAAAAGTCGATTCAGCAACATACGAAAGTCCAGAACGCGAACCCTGAAGAATGGTCATAATTAGTTTCCTTTATCAAGCGTTATAGCAGAACCAAGCAACATTGATTGGTGTGCAGTAGAAGGGGCTGTCGAGGAAACTTCCTCTGACTTCGGAGTAGTCAACGGTAACAGTCAGTCCGTTGTAGGTGAGGTATTTTGTGGCTTGGAAGCTGGCAAGCAAGGTATCTGCAATGTCGTATCCAGCACCAGCACCTTTAGCCTCAGGAGTGCATATAAGGAGCGTGTAGAGGCCCTGATAGAGTTGCTGTGGGTTGATACCTCTCGTAGCAGGACGCCTACTGGTGGGGACCATAGCGGCCTTAATGAAGGGTGTTCCTGCCGTATGGACGTAAGCCACATTCTCTCTAGCCACAACAGGGATACCAGAGGTGTTTGTAAGTTGGTTATCCAGACAAGCACGGATGTCGTTGATGATTGTCATGACCTACCCTTAACTTTAGCAACAGCATCTGCCAAATAGACATCAGCCCTATTTCTTACGATGGCATATACTTTGTAACCATGTCTTTTCCAGTTAACACCACCTTCTTCTACGGCATTGGCATGAGGTGAAGTGTTACCTACAAAGATTGTCTTTGCATCTTTTGGCAAAGCCTCAATACTTAAAGCAAGTCCGTTGTATGCAGTTTCTCTAAAAAGGTTTGGGTTTTGTCCACCCTCACCAATAGACCTAAAGTTACCTGTAAACTGACCAGCTATTGAGGTAGTCCCAATCTTATGTGACATTACGTAGTCACCAGTATCAACAGGGGATAAATCCGTTAGGTCTTTAGCCATCTCAAGTAGGAATTGCTCTTTAACACCATCAAGTTTCATTTCAACATCTTTAAGGATGTCACTAAGGCGATTTCCTACTGCTCTGTTTGACACGGTTAACCATCCACTTTGAGTAAATAATAAACCACAGTGCTACTGGAATTAACCATATCAACTTGAACCACATCCAAAGTAACACTTCCAATAATAACTTGGTCATTGACTTTAGGCAAAGGAAGGGCAGAACCATTAGTCTGTTTATCACTTAGGATAACTGTTCTGTGAGTGTTTACAACAGAAGTGGGGCTTAGGTCAGAAGGAACAATGGCATTAGAGAAACCATATGCCGAATAGTCAGTATAAGTTATAGCCACAACACCAGTTGCATCATCATAACTTCCTATAGCCCTTGACCTTAGTGTGATGGTTGAGCCGTGCTCTTTAATGAAGTATTTTGTGGTGTATGCGTTAAATGCCATTGAAATAATCAGGCGTGTACATTCCTGCCCTCTTATTATCAAACTGTTGAACAGCAAATGAAGGATCAACATTATCATCGTTCTCTTGAACGACAGTCATAGCCGAAACACTGATACCACCAGCAGACACACCAAGAGACTTACCATTGGTTCTCTTACCAAGGTCATTCAGATGATCACTCATGGTGATATACTGTTTAGCGAGTTCGCTATAGCGACTAGAAGAACCCTCAATCTTAAGATCAACCAGACGAGAATACTTAGACGCAATCATATGACAGGCCCAAGACCCAGCATAGTAGACGTTGTTATTAGTCTGTGCTAGAGCAAAGGTAATCTCTTCATCTTGCATAATCTGATCATTGGTGTCAGTATCACCAATCAACAGACGGACAGAATTAAGACGCCCCGAAGTTGTAGTTGTGCCTAAATCGGCGGGATTATATGACCAACTCAAGGGCGTCTCCTTTTCTTATTCCATGTCACCATAGGTCATACGCCAACGGCGAATAAGACCAATCTGCTTGTCTTTTAGTTTGCTTGTGGCACATTTCTTAGCCA